GGGTTGAGTATGACACGATTTTGTAGTGTTAAAGATTTTGAGGAAACCTTAGAAGATATGAAAAATTTACCAGTTAAAAAACTAGTCAAAAAACTAAGAACTAATGTAGAGAAAGTGGAGGGGAATAAAGAACATTAAACTATTGTAGGGCTGGGTGTATATGATTGGCTATCAGGACGAGAGAAATACTTAGACAAGCCATTATTAGTCTGCCCAGCCCTAGAGCAGTTTAGTTAAAAGAAATATATGAAAGTTAAACTTGATCGTTTTGGAAAAAGGCTAGTACAGTGGGCGGGGCTTGTTTCCCTCGTTAAGTACATCACTATCCCTGATTCTCACGATGAAGCTGGGGAGGTCAAGTAATTAAATTATGAAGTGGGGTAAAAAATATAAGGGTATTGAATGGGGTACGCCTAAGTATTTACAGCCGAATCGTATTGCTAGGATTGCGGGTTTACGTAAGTATCCCTGTAAGAAGGCTAAGGGCGATCACACGTGGACGGCGGTTAAATACAATGTATGGAAGGGTTGGGGCAGGTTCGGGAAGCAACATTGTCGCGTTTGTGGAAAGAAGGCATATTTTTTTGAGGAAACAAAAACAAACTAGGGCTTGTTATTAACAGCTGATTAAGCTATACTTATTAGTCAAATTACTGCAACGCATTGCAGAGAAATAAAAACATATGAAGAAAAGTAAAAAAGATTTAACTGTCCAAGAAGCAGGTCGTATTGGCGGTTATATTCGTAGGCAGACGGCTGATTACTCAGAGATGGGTAAAAAGGGCATGGCATCCCGTTGGTCTACGGTTAGGGCTGAAAAGGCTAAGAGAGCCGAAACTGAAAGGTTAGAGCAAGAAGAAAAGTCTCAATGAACCGACTACAGGGTTTTAATGACGCTAAGGTTGTAGACCTACGCAAGAGCTATAAGAAGTGTTTGTCGTGTGGACAAATAAAACACGTTAATAAGTATGGCAAACGCCCATACTACAGCCCTACTAGGCAGTCAGTTATCATCTATTCCAGATCCTATTGTTATTCATGTTTAAGTGAAAAACAGGCAAAGCGTAGACTGGTAACGGGTGTTGGTATACCGATTGCTGGGTCTGTGTTAGATAAGCGTATTAGGTTAAATCCTGAGCTGGTTGAGGCAATTATTAAGGACAAGGGGTTGATGTCTGACCGATCGGCGGCGACTAAGCATGGCGTATCTCGTAATACAGTCAGAAGGTTTTGGCATCCCGAGTGGTATGCGATTCATAGAGAAAAATATTCCTATCAAAATTATCGAAAGCACAAGCGAAAAGAATGGGCATCCTGTTCAAACGAATATACCCGTGTGGCTAGTAAGAAGCTGTTCGACCGTAAAAGGCTAATTTATAACCTTGGTCTTATTAAAACTTGACATTATAACTAGGGCTAGTTATACTACAGTCATAATCAAGTTAGGGTAATTGATAACAACACCATCAATTATTTATTTGATACTAGTTGATAACAACAGCCCTGACTAGATATTTATAAATATAAACAAAACTATGGAACTCAAAACAATAGCTAAAACAAATTATAAAGACGGTTATTGGTTAGTATGGTTGACAGGTTACAACGACGGATTCAAAACACTAACACCATCATCTCTATTAAACGAGAATAAACTTAAAAATGATATTCAGGTCGTTTTGGAAACCACTAAGGGCGAAAGATTAGGGGATGCTGTATGCCACTACGGATCGTATGGTTCAGAGAATGGCTTATGGGAGATAATGATTGATGTATTACCTAGAGGTAACGACGTGATGGGGCATCTAGATTTTAGCGAGGTAACTAAATACTTTGATAAAAAAATTAGAAAGATAGAAAAGGCAAAATAATGAATACTAATCACAGGACAGGCGGGGATTCAATCGGTTCGGGAAAGGTTATGACCACCGTCCCATGGAATCTGATTAAAAGGTATCGCTTGAAAAACAAAATTGAACTTCAATGCCAATTGGAGACTTGTGACAATAAGTTTTTTAGTTCTAAGACGGGTAAGCGTAAATATTGCCCTGACCACACGGGTGTGCCTACAGCTAGACTAAGACGGGAGGTGGAGTTGAATGCGAAGAAACGATCTTAAATATCATCAGGGGCTAAAAAAAGAGGACGATTACGATAAATCGTTTATGTTAGACCTAACGTTAGTAATTACTGCAATCGTTGCAGTAACTTTTATAGTTATCATTTTTGAGCCTGAAATTAGGGCTATGTTTGGAGCGAATTAACCCATAACCTGTTCTGTGATATAACGGACGGGTATATGGATATATCTAAAATACACCCTAATCCCGACAATCCTAGAATAATTAAAGACGAGAAGTTTAAGAAACTTTGTAACTCGATTAAAGATTTCCCTAAAATGTTAGAGTTGCGACCTATTATCGTTGATCCTAACGGTATGATATTGGGCGGTAATATGCGTTTTAAGGCATTACAGGAACTAAAGATGGATATTAAACCCGAATGGGTAAAAGAGGGCGTTTTAACCGATGAGGAGAAGCGTAGATTTATAGTCGAGGACAATGTGGGGTTTGGTGATTGGGACTGGGATAGTCTAGCCAATGAATACGATAAACAGGAATTAGAGGATTGGGGATTAGATGTGGATAATTGGGACGAGGAATATGGGGAGGAGTTTAGTTTACCCGACGGAGAAAAAACACCATTTCAACAAATGACATTTACCTTAGCCGACCAACAGGCTGAATTAATTAACGAGGCATTGGGTAAGGCTAAAAATCTAAACCTAGAAACCTACGATAATGAAAACTCAAACGGTAATGCCCTATATTGGATAGCAAAACAATGGATGTTAAAGAAATAAGGGTTAAGGTTATTCCCTCTAAAATAGCCAACGATTTTATGCGTAAACACCACTATAGCGGTAAGGTTGTGCCAAATAGTAAATTACATTTAGGTTGTTTTTATAAAAATGTGTTACACGGGGTTTTGAGTTACGGCTCATCCCTAGATAAATCAAAAACCATTGGATTAGTGGATGGTACGAAATGGAATGAGTTTCTCGAATTAAACAGAATGGCGTTTGACGATGTTTTGCCTAAGAATAGTGAATCTAGGTGTTTATCTGTTTCCCTTAAAATGATTAAAAAATATGCACCCCACGTGAGATGGATCATATCCTTTGCAGACGGCACACAATCGGGCGATGGAACAATATATCGTGCTAGTGGTTTTAATTTAACCGACATTCGAACAAACAAAAATACAGTTAAACTTCCTAGTGGATTAGTAATTCACAAAATGACCCTAGAATCTAGCCCTACAACGCCACGGGCAGAACTAGGCGGTAAATCCTACTACGATATTACGGGTGGTAATTATAATTTTAAGAAATACGCTGAATTTGTTGGGGGTAAGGTTTTAGTTGGTTACCAACTCCGTTATATATATTTAATAGACAAAACAGCTAGACTAACCGTCCCTGTTTTACCGTATACTAAAATAGACGAAATGGGTGCGGGGATGTATCGGGGTAGTAAAATATCGGTAGCAGAAAGGCATCGTGCGTTTGAGGTGTAGACAGCGACATATTGGGCTTCCAGCTCAAAGAGGGAGGTGCAATTCCTACCCAGACGCTCCAAAAAAAACTTATGAAAAATAAATCTAGTAACCTAGTTAGGAAACTTCCGAACCCCACAGGTAAGGGTGGATTTCAGGAACGTCCCGAGGATATTAACCGTAACGGTACGTGGAATCCAAAGATGACATTTAGCCACCAATACAAAAGATTTCTTAATATGCCTGTTGAGGAGTTTAGGTTGTGGCAGAAAACCACTAAGGACACCGAAAAAACTATGGTTGAGGAATTAGCATATATAGCTGTATTTAAGGCTAGAACTGAATTTAAGGAACGACAGGAGGTTACTAATCGTACCGAGGGTATGCCTAAACAGGAGATTTCAGGCGATCCTGATGCACCATTGATTATTGAAAGGATTGTTTTTAAGTCTAAGGACGACGATGCCGAGAGTAAAGATTCCGTTTAACTACACCCCTAGAACGTATCAGCTACCGTTGTGGGAGGCTATGGATGGTGGTATCAAACGTGCCGTAGTAGTCTGGCATAGACGTTCGGGTAAGGACAAAACATTAATTAACCTGATGGTTTCTAAGGCGGTTGAGCGTGTTGGTGCGTATTACTATTTTTTTCCTACATACAAACAGGGCAAGAAGATTCTTTGGGATGGTCGCGACCGTGATGGTTTTAAGTTTCTAGACCACATCCCCGTTGAGATTAGAAAGCGTAGTAATGATACCGAGCTAAAGGTTGAGCTGGTCAATGGTTCTATCATCCAAATCATTGGTACGGATAATATCGATTCGATTGTGGGTACAAACCCTGTAGGTTGTGTATTTAGTGAGTATGCTCTACAAGACCCTCAGGCATGGTCATTTATACGCCCTATATTAGCCGAAAATGGGGGCTGGGCGGTGTTTAATTACACACCACGTGGTAACAATCATGGTAAGCGTATTTATGACTTAGCGGTCGAATCTGAGTCGTGGTTTGCACAAAAGCTTACCGTTGATGATACAGGTGTTATTCCCGTTGATGTATTAGAGAACGAGAAAAAGGAAATGTTTGCTCAGACGGGCAATGATTCGCTATACGAGCAGGAGTATATGTGTTCGTTTGCCGTACCTGTGCAGGGTGCGTATTACGGTCAGCAGTTGGTTGAGGCTGAAAAGGACAACCGTGTTACCCGTGTACCGTACGATCCGTCCCTACCTGTGCATACCGCATGGGATTTGGGTATAGGCGATTCTAATGCTATTTGGTTTCTACAGACCGTTGGTCAGGAGATTAGGGTTATTGACTATTACGAGACTAATGGTGAGTCGATGGCGTATTACGTTAAGTATTTACAGGAGAAGAAATACGTTTATGGTAATCATTATGCCCCGCACGATATTGAGGTTAGGGAGTTATCGACGGGTAAGACACGTAAAGAAACCGCCTCATCGTTGGGTATTAATTTCGTTGTTGCACCACGTATCCCTGTTGATGACGGTATCGATGCTGTTAGGAATCTGTTAAACAAATGCTGGTTCGATAAGGAGGCGTGTGAGCGTGGGTTGGATGCGTTGAAAAGCTACCATAAGGTCTTTGATGAGGATAATCAGATGTATAAGAACCGTCCC